ACCGCTGGTTCCAGATGAACCCGTATTACCACTAGTACCTGAACTACCTGTTTGTCCTGAAGTACCAGAACTTCCTGAAGTACCCGATGAGCCGGTAGAACCGGATGTTCCACTACTACCAGATACACCCGATGTACCTGAACTTCCATTCTGTCCAGACGTACCGGAAGAACCCGTGTTACCTGATGTACCAGAACTACCCGTGAGTCCTGCAGTACCAGACGACCCAGATGTACCTGAACTTCCACTACTACCAGATACTCCAGAAGTACCAGAACTTCCTGTTAAACCTGATGTACCACTACTACCCGTAGACCCACTTGTTCCAGAGGAGCCGGTGTTACCTGATGTTCCCGATGAACCTGTGTTTCCAGATGTACCAGAACTACCTGTAGAACCCGATGTTCCCGATGAACCAGTGTTTCCTGATGTTCCCGATGAACCAGTGTTTCCTGATGTTCCTGATGAGCCCGTGTTACCTGATGTACCCGACGAGCCCGTGTTTCCGCTAGTACCAGAAGAGCCAGTTATACCAGACGTACCCGATGACCCGGTTATACCAGATGTTCCACTGCTTCCTGTTTGACCCGATGTACCTGAACTTCCAGAGTTTCCACTAGTTCCTGAAGAGCCTTGCGTACCTGATGAACCTGCTGTACCAGACGACCCCGCAGTTCCACTACTTCCGTTCTGACCAGAAGTACCAGAAGAACCAGTGTTTCCACTTGTTCCGGATGAACCAGTGTTTCCAGAAGTTCCAGAACTACCAGTAGAACCCGATGTTCCCGAGCTACCATTATTTCCTGATGTACCTGAACTTCCTGATGTTCCACTTGAACCTCTAGTTCCGGATGACCCCGATGTTCCAGATGACCCTGTTGAGCCGGATGTTCCTGATGAACCAGAACTACCACTCGTACCCGATGACCCACTTTGACCTGATGTACCAGAACTTCCATTCTGTCCGCTAGTCCCTGAACTTCCTGCCGACCCGGCCGTACCCGATGACCCCGTTTGGCCCGATGTACCTGAACTACCTGCCGTACCACTTCCACCCGCACTTGCATTTAAGGCGTATGAAGCAGTAACCGCATTTTGTGCCCAACTTGCGGTACCAAAATATCCTGCTGACGCGGTAAACCCCGTCGCAGTTATTGTATTCACGGCAATTATATTACTAGCGTATATGTTTTGTTTTACACCCAATCCACCGGAAACAATTAACGCACCAGAACCAGTATTTGCTGCGGTGGTTGTATTTGCTATTATAATAGCATTTGTCGTTGTTGCACCTAAATCTGTTACATCTTGTAAATCTTGTAATGTTGGACCTGGGTCAAATGTTGGGTCTGATTGAAGTACCCACGACCCCACGGATTGACTAACATAATAAATATATGTTTTACCTGTGGTATCATCGTACCACAAAGACCCTGTAGTTGGATTACTTGGAGCACTTCCACTAATAATTACGTCTGCACTAGTTCCACTAGTACCGGCACTTCCATTCTGCCCAGAAGTGCCAGAAGAACCATTATTACCCGAAGTACCGTTTGAACCATTTATACCAGAAGTACCAGAACTGCCAGTAACTCCACTGGTACCCGATGAGCCAGAACTACCTGATGTTCCTGACGAGCCTGTAGTCCCACTTGAACCGGTTGCCCCCGATGTTCCTGATGAACCAGTATTTCCCGATGTTCCTGATGAACCACTAGAACCTGTCGTACCTGATGTACCAGAAGAGCCACTATTACCGCTTGTACCAGAACTACCAGCAATTCCACTGGTACCCGATGTACCTGAGGGAGTAATTGCATACGAGGCAGATACCGCGTTAATAGACCAACTACTTGTACCAAACAACGACCCGGTAATTCCTTCTGTGACGTTAATTGAACCACTAAATATTGCTGGTCCTATATTTGTAAGAGTAGATGAACCTGATACAATAAGTGAACCTGTGATTATCTGGTTACCGACAAATGTGTTTGACCCCGTGGTGGCAAATATATTATAGTTTATTACTTGTACAGAAGACGATACCAATCCATTCGGTTTATTTGATATGTCATCCCATGTACTTGCTGCGCCACTAACATATGATGCAGTTAATGCAAAACTTGCATATGAAGCAGAATCAATTGAGCCTGATAATGATAATGCCGTTAATGCGTATGATGCGGTGTTTGCAATGTTTGCAAAATCTGCGTATGTGTTAAACGACCCCGTACGCAATGTTGTAACGGAGTTTGGAGTTATATTTACATTGTACTGGTCACTATCAAGAATTTTTACGGAGATGTTTGGTACATCTACCGTTAAGTTTTCATCGTTTGCTTCTCGTATAATGACTCGGATGTTCGGTACTCCTGGAACCAAGGTCATTTATTATCTCGTTGCTGTTGGACGAACGACAAAATATCCTTCAAGGACACGACGAGTAATAGAACCACTCGTCATATTAATATCGTATACGTATTTTCTTTGACTAAAAGTTACGGTTTGTGCGGGACTTAATTCTACGTAAAAACTTCCAGATGTTTGTGGAGTAATTTTTGTAATAGTAAATGCGGCGGCAACTTCGTCTGTAGTAAAGTTTTCACGGACTTGTCCAGTAAAAGAATAATTTGTAATATCTAAATATCCACCAGTATCCGCATTTTCAACAGTCGCTAATACCTTGAAAGTTTCCCCTTGACCAATATTAAATTCAGTGATTTCTGCCATAAGTTATCTCGGAAAAATATACCTTACTATAAGTATCAGAAAGTATCGGTATATAACAAAAAACCCCACGGTTGACCGTGAGGTTTTTATATTTTACTACACTATTAGTAGTTGAGGATGCAATAGTCTGGTTGGATTGTCATCGTAATTCCGATTGGGTCGTCCTTATCCCATGTCAACTCACCAAATTCAACTTTAGTGATTTGTGCACCCTTAAGAATCCATTCTTCAACCTTGTCACCAACTGGACCTAATACGTTAATGGTAATATCTTTCTTGTAGAATTCTGCATATCCGTCACGACCTGTAACTGATTCGTGGTGAAGACGAACCCATTCCATTACTGCTTGTGCTGCGGATGGAACTACAGGGTCATATAGTTCTACCGTTACAACACCCCAAACACTACGACCTTTTACATACCGTTGTAGGTTGATATGATTCAATGATTTAGCATCTTGAGTCAATACTGGACGATTTGTGGCGCGAATAACATACGCAGGTATACCTTCAATATACATGACATATCTATTTTGTGTTTTTGGTTCAAACGCAGTAAAGAACAGTTCTTGTTCGTTGACCAGTTGTGGCATATTACTCTCCAAACATAATTTGAGATTTTATATAAATAGTCTTTTATTAAAAAATAACCAGATTTGACACCACCTAATTAGATGGTGTCAAATGTTGCGCCCGTTGGAAGAATGTTGAAATCAAGCTTGATAAATTCTGCGGTACGGGTTGGTTGGAGATAAATTGCTCCAGCCAAGATATTACGGTCAATAATATCTGGTGTGTTATTTGATTCATCCATGACAACACGGAATGCGGTTAATCCTGAATTTTGTTGAATACTTGCTAAATATGGATTGACAATGTTCAAGAAACGATTACGTGTTGCTTCAGTATTTTGTTCAAAGACCAAGTAACGTGCTGAACTTGCGATGAATTTCTTAACTGTGATAAGAAGACGACGAACGTTCACACGGTCAAGTGCTGATGACCGACGTTGTAATGTCTTTTGTCCCCAGACGCAGATACCTTGTCCTGGAAACTGTGCAATTGGATTAACTTTACTTTCGTATAGTGTATCACGTTCCATTTGTGTTAATCTAGTCTTAACACCCACTGCACCCGGAATACCACCACGATTCAATCCTGCCGGTGCAAACCATTCTGCACCAACGTTATCACTGTATGCATACACCTCTGGAAGAACAACTGATGGTGGTGCCCAGATAAATGTTTGTGTATTTGTGTCTTGAATACGTACCCATGGATAGTATGTTGCCGCATAGTTTGTATCTAAAGTACGTGCCGTACTAGCAACTGTTGATATTGATGCGTTTAACGTGTCCATATCCATGATATAGAAGCAGTCTCCACGACTTTCACATAAATCAATTGCATATTGTGCAATATAGGAATGTTGTGAATATAGTACACCAGGTATCACCAAAAGATTCATGTCAACACTATCTGGATTAGATAGGGTTCTTAGGGCTCTCTTATATTCTGCCGAACCAGATGATAACGCACTTGATAAATTAAATCCTTGTGTATTTGTGTTTGTTATTGCTGGACCCATGGCTATTTGTCTGGCCGGGTTAAGTCCACTGAATCCACCTTGGAATGGTACCGCAAAACTACGATATCTTGCTGCCGTACTTGTGGTATCTTCCAACGATAGACGGTTGCCTGCGTATTCCGTTGCACCAAGACTAGATGTAAGATTGAATGCACTTCCGACTGTTAAGGAAGTACTTGCTACAGGAGCAAGTAACGAACGTGCAGTTCTACTGGTAAAATCAAACCCATAATATGTTGCATCTGGACCAGTTGCCGTAGTGGTATACCCACGAGCTCCCGTACTTGGGTCGGTGTATCTACTAATATTGTATGATGCCGAAGTCAACTGTGATTGCGAACTAGAAACAGAAGAGAACAGTGCAGCAAATCCAAACGGCACAGCGGTAGTTGGAGCAACATCTGGCGCCATTTCTACTCTAATTAAACGTGATACATTAGGGAAGTCACCTTCGTAATAAGTTTCACCTGTTTCACTATTATATGTTGGTTCACTATTACCAATTCTTCTTGCAATATAGTTTGGACTTGATGGGTCTAGTGTTAATGGTGGTACAGTAAAATCTCCACCTGTTACAACTGTTGCATTGTTTGTTTTGTCGTCATATTCACATACTTGTAATCCGAACGTACCATATTCACTTAATCCATCTATATTTTTTTGAACATTCGTGATGAGAATTTTATATCTTGTGTTTGCCTTTTCACCATCATTAATCGTATGAATCTTAAACAGATTTTTAGTTTCACCTGCGATTGGTTGTGATTGAATCCACGGAGTACTACCGTTACTGTATTCAACCCCAGTAAAGTTTATACTTGCCGTTACTGCGTACAATTGATTAGTTGGTGATGTGTAGCTTCCTGCTTGTTCAAGTGCATTTGGGAATACTGCATAAGTGTATATCGGTGAATTTGGGTTATTTACTGCTGTGCCAAACACCGTTCCTACATAATTAGGATTACCAGAATTATCAACAAAATTTATTCCACTTTGTGAAATATGTGGTCCACTTGCATTTGAACTACTGATTAAGATACTGAAACTACCTGTGTTACCGCCCACACTTACACTTGCAATTCCACTACCCAAACTACCAGAAGTGGTTGGGTGAAGTAGTGCTAACAATTTTAGTCCAGCAGAACCACTGGTGTATAAGTATACGCCTTTGCTATTATAGCCACTCAAACCTAGAACACGAACAACCGTAGCACTACCTGCTTCCTGCAAGTAGTTTTGTACAGTATATCCTACGTAAGAATTTGCATCGGGAACACCGAACGTTGTTTCAAATTGTTGTTGACCTTGTACAACTACAGGAACGAATGCTGGTCCATCTGGTGTTGGACCCACAAATGCGGCACCAATTTCAGCCACACCTTGTGCGAGGAATGATTGGTCACGTTCTTGCGTAAAAACGCCAGGTGACACGATTCTTTCTGCCATACGGTATTCTCCAAACTAAATTTGTTATCTTTCTGATGTAAACTCACCTGTTTCAAAATTAATTGAACCAGTTCCATACTTTTTAGATAACCTATTAACTAATTGTTGTTCTTCTTCTAAAAGAGATTTAAAAGTCTTTAAATGTTGCTCACCCTTTTTCTTTAGTTCTACGATATCTTCTTGAAGTAACTCAATTTGTAGATTAACTTGACCCGACTCTGTTACCGTATTGGTCAACTTAATCCGTAGATTTTTAATCTCTTCCAATTCTTCTTTGGTAATATCTGTCATAAAATAACCTCATTTTGTGTGTAATACAACTCGTATTATAAATATCTGTTTTTTTATGTAAACATCAATTATTATACGTCACGTATACCGAAAACAGAATATTGTGTATAGGAATTACCTGCATACACCTTTATCCAATCTGTATTACTTCCTATTTGCGTAGGTACATTTCTATCTGTATAATCCCCCAATCCAAGACGACCACCAAATGTCCCCGTCGGGTCATTATTGTATCCCCATGACCATAGTGTACCATTTGTTTTTATACCAAATGACGCATAATTAGCGGCGCCGGCATATGTCCATGTATCTGACCCTACTTGGGTAAAGACATCTCTATCAGTCGTATCTCCCAATCCTAATTGACCTTCTAGGTTATATCCGGTTGCCCACAAAGTACCATCGGTTTTCAATGCAAGTGTGTGAGAGGAACCAACTTGAACAAGTGACCAATTGGTATCAGACCCAACTTGTGTAAATGAGGTAACATCACTACCTATTGTTGGTGCCCCCAATCCCATATTTGGTTTTAATCCACCTCCTCCTGCTGCCCACAAAGTACCATTAGTTTTAATAGCCATAGTATAGCCACCAGCAGAACTTACCATATCCCAGTTAGTGTCAGACCCTACCTGTGTTAATACACTTCTATCCGTATTATCTCCCACCGCCAACTGACCTTCTATGTTTAGTCCTGTGGCCCATAACGTTCCATTGGATTTAATTGCCATGAAAACACTATCACCTGCAAATATTTTTGACCAGTTGGAGTCACTACCGATTTGTGTCAATACATTTCTATCAGTAGTATCTCCCAATCCTAACTGACCATACTCATTTCTTCCCGTAGTCCACATAGTGCCATCCGAACGAAGGGCAACAAAGAATCTTTCACCAACAGCTATTTTAGACCACGTATATCCAGTACCTATTTGAGTCGGTGTGTTTGAACCACTTACTGATGGACCCAATCCTATTAATCCCACTATCGGTGACGGGGTGAAATCTGGTAGTATATTATCACCCCATACCCACAACGTACCATCCGAGCGTAATGCTACTGTAGAATTAATCTGTGGCTGTACATCCGTCCACGTTGCATTTGAACCTACCTGTGCGGGTGATGTTGTATTAACTGTGAATGCTCCGATGCCTAAATTATCGTATGCATCTGGATATCTGAGATATCCATCCCATCCACCCCATGCATATAATTCTCCTTGTGGTGTCTGTGGGTCTTGGATGGTGACAATCGGAGAAAATGCTCGACCAAGTCCCAAGCTAACATCAGCTTGTTTAATTACGTATAGTTGTATTGTTTCTGACGAATCGGTTATTCCATCTGATACTACAGTTAAGGTAACGGTAGCGGTTGCCGGACCCAATGTAGAACTACTTAAAATTACTGAGCCCGAGTCTACACCTCCCACAAAATCGGCAGAAGTTGATGTCCCTATATTATTCCACTCTATAGGCGTTCCATCGTTAATATATCCTGTACCCCGTATAGTAAAAGTGACCGACTCACCTTCAAAAACAGTTGTTTTGTCTGCGGTAACGTATAACGTACCAACTTTTAGATATCCATCGTCTATGGTAGATGTTCCGTCACCGTTATCTATCTCATTGAATGTTACAATTTTCTTAACACCATATCGTTTCTTGGTTATACGTCCTCTGTTCCCACCTTGGTCTAGTTGTGATTCCGGTAAGAGATATGCAAATACATTCATGTCAAATTGTGTTCTGACTACTCTATCTCCTGATACCGGCAATTCTGTAATCGGTTCAAAAGAATCAATCATTGTTCTAAACTTATATTGATTACGTTCCCCCCAGAACTCATCACTTTCAAATGATATATTTTCAATCACAGAATTCATTTGTTCCATGTATTCTGTCCATACCATACATCTGTAAGTTAGATTGTAATAATCGGGAACGGCGGTAGTGTTATAATATTCACGCGAGGGTGTTATATTATTTACTACACTAAATCTGTCGTATGGAGTTCTTCTATTCCAACCAGTAATGAAACTTCTGTCATAGTATTTATTAACTGCTGAATTTATACCAGCTTTTTTCATCGCTGTTCTACGTAACATAATAACAGGTAATTGTATCTTCCCTATAGAATCTCTTATAATTCCATCAGTTTGAGCACTTTTCCAACGTTCTGGATTACCGTAAATTACAGGAACTTTTACTTGTGTTCCATTTTGTGTAATAATCGGTTTTATTCTGTCTGACATATACCTTAATATGGTATTGTCTACCGTGTATAATGTTACTTTTATAGTAGGAGAATCTTCTTGCTGCGTATCATCTGCTCTATTTTGAAGTCTAGGAACTTGTTGATTATCATTTACAACCTTTACAGGTTCTTTATATTCTGGATTAAATGTCATACTTGCGCCTCTTCAATATCAATACTGGTACGACGAGTTAAATGTGATGCACAAATAATTGCTGTATTGAATCCTGGTTTACCCGCAATTAATTGTGTTTCCGTCATATTATTTATTTCGTAATAATGATTATTGTATCCTATAATGTCACCAATTTCGGGATAGACATTTACTTCTTGTAGCATTCTACGTGCAAATCTAAAATCTACTCTTTGTTGTTGTTCTAGTCCAAAACCATCACCGGATGTGACTATGTTCTTATTATAGTTAACCACCGCATTCACCTTTACAGGAGTATATCGTGGTTTTGAGACACTCTCTCCATATAAATTAATTTTTACAGAATCTAACACTATTTTGTATAACACCACTCCAACGTCCATCGTTTCGTCAATCATTTCACGGGTGATGTGTTGTATAAACTCGTAATCTCTCTGAGTTACAAATCTTGGCATTTAGTTAACCCACGTAAATAAGTGTAGGAATATTTGCTAACATCTTCTGCATATTTTCAGAATTTTCCATCTGTTTTTGCATTTGTGCACGATGACCGGTTTGCTCAAGAGTATCTCTAAGTTCCTTGATTAACATCATTTTTTCATCTGTACCTTCTTTTCGTAAAGTATTTCCGTCTAAACGAATTTGTCCATCTGGGTACGGAATATTATCAAATTTAGAACGGATGATTCCTAATAATTCCTTAGCAAGTGCCAATGTATATTTGAATATCCATGTTTTTGACATATCATTTATTTTTGAATATGTGATATAGTCATATGGGACATTTGAAAAGTCGCTGATAATATTACTACCCGATTGGTATAACCCATTTTTTTTGTCATCGACTACCATATAATCAAACCAAATAACTTTACTTTCTTTAAATATTGGAGTGAATCTAACAACATTATTAGATACTTCAAATCCATATTGACTCTTACGAATCATGTCATTGACTTCAATTGCTTGAATACGAAGGAGGTCTTCGTATGCCGGCATCATCACGAAGGTAACTGGTGGTGAGTATCCGTCAAATCCAAACTCACTCATCAAATTGGTTAATCCAAGACCAGTTGTTGCAAATGGGTCATAGTAACGAGCAATAGCAGGTGGCATATAGTGATAGATACGACGAATTTCAATTGCTTTTCCACTTTCACTAACGTCAGCCCACAATGTTTTTAAATCGTAACTTTGTGTTCCTATGGAAGCAGATATGTAACCTTTTTTAACAGTAACGTTTCCACCGGACTGTGCTTCAGTACCATAATCACTTGCAATTTTGATTAGTTGGGGTATTGCAGACCCTACAATATTTTTTTGTGTTGCTGATATTGACGTTGATGCACCTTGTAGTGACATCATGTGCTCTCGTGCATTGAACTGATTAACTTGGTTACTATATACTGTTATTGCTTCTTCAAAACACGCATAAATTTGTTTATCTACTAGTTCAACTTCTACGACAGGATATCCTAACCGCCGCGCAACCCATTCGGCTGCTTTCGGTGCATCGGATTGGAATTCGGAATCAGTATCAAAAAATCCAAACGGAGTTACGCCGACTGGATTACTTGGTGACCCATCATAAAAAATTGGTTCTTGTGTTTCCATAATACTCTCTATTAAGGGACTAGTAATAAATAGTTTTATTAAATTATTAATTCATATTTTGACCGTAGAGAAATAAAAAGGGTGACCTTTCGGCCACCCAATTTATTCCCTGTTATGCTGCTCTCTCAGTCAGATTAGACGAGGTTGAGCTTGTCGATAAGAATCTTACCGAAGAATTCAGGACGTACAACCTTCTTAGCATAACGGGTCATCACGCCACGGCGTGGTGTGAAGTTCGTTGGGTCATAGACCAACGGTGTCATGATAAGTGGGATGTATGGAGCATATACTGCACCAGTTTCGAGGAAGTTATTTCCACGGAAGCCCATCAATACGATGTTTTCCTTCATGTATGGGTTCTTGTAGATGGTGAAACGGTTTTGGAATGAACCAACCTTGGTTACGCCACCTGCAAATTCCATCTTGTCACCATCAGTTCCAGCAAGGAAGCCTGGGATGGTTTCAAGGATTGTTGCAACGGTTGGTGAAACAACTGCGAAGTTTGCACCACCACGCATCGTTAATTGATGAATCTTGTTACTGACTTTTTGCATCTTCTGGCCAAGTGTTTGGAACCAGGTCATGTTAGTCCATGCTGTACCTTGGAATGAACCTGCTGCAAATGATGAACCGTTCCATACACTTCCGATTTCTGCTGACCAGTATTCGGTTGTGATACTTGGTGCTGCTGCAATTAACATATCAAGGATTTCAAGGTCAATTTCCGTTGAAATATAGTCACTCAACATTGAGGTGAGTTCTGCTTCTGCATCAATTGAGTGATATGCATTTAAATCTTGAGCAAGTTCTGGTGACCAGACTGCCTTCAACTTACGGGTCTTCGCAACGATTGTTTCTGACTTGAGTTCCAAATCAATTTGTGGAATTCCAATGTCGGTTACTGTACCGTTATCTTCGAAGTCACCACGTGCAGTGTCAACTGGTTGCTTGACATACGTTATCGTTTCAATTGTTGCATTTGCAGTTGTTTCTACGATGAATTCTACGTTACCAGTTGCTACGTTGAACTTGGTGAATTCTGGAACAACCTTTGTTCCGAAGTTCACACCTGAACCTGATGGTACGAATGTACGTACTGCAAGGAAGTCAGGGTTCGTGAATGCTGAACCAGTTACGGTGAACTTACGGTATGAACCAGTTGCTACGTAAGTTTGGTTGTAGTTAACATCTGAGAATGAAACTGATTGTGTTGTTGCTGCTGGTGAAACTGTTAATGTAGCGTCATTAATTGTGTAGCCAAATTGACCTGCACCATATAATCCACCTTCGTCTGTGTTACCGAATGATGAATATGCTGATGACAATCTGTTACCGTAAAGTGAGGTACCTGAGGTCTTTCCGTTTACCGTTGTGCCGTACTTGAAGTCCATGTAGAACACAAGTCCTGAAGGAAGGTTCATTGGTTGGACTGATATGAAATTCTTTGCTGCGATACTTCCGAAGACCTTACGGACTAATGGAAGTGCTACACCTGCCCATTGTTCACCTGAGGTGCCTGCTTGGTTGGTGTATGAGTTTTCTGAGAGAAGTTGTGAAGCTTGGTTTTCAAGCATGACTGCCATACCTTGCTTTTCTGCTCCCTTCAAGCCTTCAAGAAGACCTGAGTTTTCCCACTTTCCTGCCAATTGGCGGGATTGTTCAACGATAACACGGTGTGCTGAACCGGCTTCGCTGATAAGATTCATTACGTCGGACATTTGTATTTCTCCTATGAGGTTATGAAATTATTCCTGCGAGTTGTTGTAAACGCTTAGCAACAGAGTTTTCTGAGATAACTTCTGGTGCTGGTGTCTTTGGTGCGGTACTTGGGGTTGGCTTACTTGCCAATCCTTCTGCAACAACTTTCTTGGCTGACTTAACGGCCTTTGTACGTTGCGGTACCAATGATTCTGCAAGAACTGCGTACACCATCTTGACTTCACGTACTGTGGTTGCACGGTCAAAGTTTTCTACGATAGTGACCTTTTGTTCGTTGGTCAAACCTTCCTTACGGAAGATTTTGTTGGTGTATAACAATTTTGCATTCAATAGATTGACTTCGTTTAGCTTGCCTCGTAGGAACTCAACCGCCGTACGATATTCTGCGAGCTCTTCTTGAAGTGCCTTTACTTCGGATGCCATTTTTTCAGATGTTTCTTCTTCTTGAAGTTGTGCATCTTCGGCTTCCATCATAGCTAGAATTTCTTCTAGGTTTAAATCACTTTCTTCAGCCATCCCCATTTCTGGGTGGTCTACACCTTGCTGAGAAGCGTGTGTTTCTTCTAAGTTGTATCCTGCTTCTTCTAATGCTGTGAGGAATTCTTCTAAAGTATAAGTTTCTTTTGCAAGACCAATATCATCAGACTTTGCAGGAACTGACTTTTTACTGTCTTCATCACCTGCTGGTTCGCCTTCCGGATATTCGCCTTCTTCGTATTCTTCTTCACTTTCATCTTTATCTTCTTCTTCACCTTCTTCATCTTCACTTTCATCTTTATCTTCTTCTTCACCTTCTTCATCTTTATCCTTTCCTTCCATGGCTAGAATATCTTCTTCTAGTTCTTGGATAACTTCCTTAAGGTCAAAGTCTGATTCTGACCAATCTTCGTACCATGCATCTTCTCCACCATCGTGATGACCTTCACCACTGGTGTCGTCTTCGGCAGAATCAAATGCTGCGTCAGATGGTTCCTTATTTTCGGCGTCACCAATCTCTGATGAATCTGCCATTTCACCACCTTCTGCTTCTGCTTCATGTGCGTCCATTTCTGTTGCTTCTTCCATGCCTTCTCCTTCCATACGGAGCTTACGTTCTAACATGGATTTAATTTGGGGTGTGAACGTTTCTTCTAATGAAAGCTTTGCGTTTTCAATAGCAGTTTGTCTCATGACTTCTGCATCGGCAATGGCTTCTCTAAGAAGTCTGTTCGTGATTTGTACTTCTGCCATAAAATCTCTCTCCTTGATGAGAAATGACTATTTTAAGTCATTAACACGTATTGATATAACAAAATCACACCCCAAAAGAGGTGTACTATTTAATATATATTGTTATTTTTTTAAAAACATCAATTTTTAGTTAAAACGTATTATCCTGTTTCTTTTGTGCTTTGCTCTCTTCACGCTTTCTTCTGCGGAGAGCATCTTGACGTTTCTTTTGGAGTCGTTTGGACTTCTTAAGATGAAACTCCTTTTTCTTCAAATCTTCCATCAACTCTGCTTTCTTAACTTGCTTAACGAATTGAGCTAATGCTCTGTCTAAATCAACCTGTTTATCACCTTTGACTTCAACGTACATACAACCTCCATTATTGAGTAATCATTTTATAAGCGACTGCAACCATTCTGTCAATAGATTCACTGATGAACTTTTGTTTATTTGTAGGTGTCAATTTATGAAGAACGGTTGCTAGTAATTTTGCAGTAAATACATCAACGTATTGTTCATCAATTTTCTGTGGCTTACCCGTCTTCACGACTGTTAGTATAGTTTTAATTTTATCTGTATTGGATGGGTTCGTCAAAAATATCTCTGGACGAATTGTTTTGAATTTTCTCATTATTATACCAGCAACTGCATTTGCTTCTTGTTCTGTTGGGGAATCATCTGAGTTATCTAACGTTACACCAGTTTCTTTTTGTTTATGATGTACTAGTTCATGTGCTAACGTTCTTAAAACATCTGCAAGATGTCTATCTCCTTTGCATATAACAATAGTTTCTTCTAATGGATTATATCCGCCAAATGATAAATTTTCTTCGGCGTAGCCACTATCTACGAATTTAATTTGTTTTGGTAAGGATTTTAATCCGAGTTCTTTTACTACGAACTTGATGAAGTCTTTTACTATTGGATTATTCATAGTAAACTATTACTTTATTTCACTTAAGAATTGGTGAACTAAAGAGTCAATTTTAATATATGGTGTGACTACTGTTTCTTTGTTTTCGTTGATAAAAGCACCATAAGTAGATGGATTTGACACAATATCAAAACAAATCAATGAAAAGTCGTCTTGTACTTCTACAGTTCCTTCGCCAATGGGACGAACCGACCCCAAACCACGAGAAGACACACCAAGACGAATGTTATTCTTGATGAGTTCACGAACAATGTTACCGGCTGGTGTGGATAATATTTCAATATTTCCCATCACTCTTGGTCCATCAAACCATAAATCAGTGACATTACAACATACATTTTTCAGATTAACCACGGGACTTTCTGGGTGGTCTAGTTCTCCTAGTGCTCTACGTTGTGCAACAAAGTTATCTTTATACTTTGCAGCTTCTCTTTGTAAAACTTGTTGCGGGTATCTACGTCCATTTTGGTTTTCTTTTATTGCTTGTTGTAACAATACGTTCTTAAGAACTAACGGCTTTGTCATATCTGCTGCTTCTGCCAATAGTTCTTTTCCGTATTCAATTACATTATATTCTACTAATAAGTTTGGCATTTTATTTTCCTCTGATTTCTCTAATACGCTGACCCAACAAAAGTATTCTATTTTCTAACTTATGTAACGCCTGTCTTGTACGGTTATACAAATCTTCACTTCCTAATCCTACTTCTGTTTGATATCGTTCACTCATATTGATAAGTCGTTCAATCATATCTACACTTCTGTTAATTTCAGATATCTTTTGTGCCAACTTTTTTTGTGGTATACCGACTTCATCACGGAAATCATAGTATGGTGCTCTTGCTTCTGTAAGATTATCTGCCGGTCTATTTAGTTGTTGCTTACCACGTTTTGTCAATTTATATCCTAGTAATTGCGAAAGTCTACGGCGTCTTGCTATGTTTTTCGGTACATTTCCTTGGAATGCAAGTGGCGTTAAATAGGCGCCTGCGCCGGCAGAAGTGGAAATCTCATCCAATTCCTTTTTTACCAATTCCCGAATATACTCTTTTATTTTTTCTTCTTCCGGAGTCATAGTGATTTTAGTTCCTTAAGGATTTCGTAAGCAATCAACATAGCAACCATATGATTTTCTTTGATAGTTTGCGCAGTTTGCATTTTCTTTAACTGCGAAACCACCTCTGTTAATTTGATACGTACCACTTTATCTTCTACTTTATTAGATACATCTTTAATTTGCTTAGATAATACCATACTTTCTGCTTGAATATACGTTTTTAGCCTTGAAGAATTTGATGTATTATAAATGTATTCTTGTAATAATTTTTTTTGTTTGTCATTTAGTCCTTCATACTTTTGATTGAACTTCTCAATTAAAATTTTATATGATAAGAATCTAACATCATTTTCTTGATTTCTAATAACATTTGACAAATCGGTATGTTCTTTAATTTCTTTATTTCTAGTAGTTCCGCACAAATGTTCTACAATAGTAAACTGACTATTTGCCAATTCTTCTATTGTATGAACTTCATCTAGTCCATTAATTGACACATCAAAATTTTTATAGATTGATGCATAAATTTTGTATGAAGGAACACGTACTGCAAAAAATTCTTTTAAGTCAAAATTGTTTTTGATTTCTTTAATCAAATTGTATTTTTGTTCATTTAACAAATTTTGATTCAACTTTTTTCGTTGTTCGGTTATTAATTTCAATAACTCAAATGCTTTTTGTTCAGAAAGATTTTGTACGTTAAAAAATGCTCTGTATAATACCAACTCTTTTCCAAGTTCTTTTTTAGAGTTGAAAAATTCTCTCATAAGTCTTACTGCGGCACTGTTTTGTTTGTTTTCCATTACGTCGGCTGTAATTTGACGTACTAGTAATTCAAACAAAATGCCCGTGTTTCTAAGTTTGTTATGTTTTATACTTGGTTTCATATTTCCTGTCCACTATAGTAGTGTAATAACCCACCTATATTAAATAGTATGTATTTTTTTAGATATTAATTTTCTATATCTAAAATGTTTTCTTCATTTAAAATACTTGGTGGCGTTGCTGACTCTTTTTTATCGTTTAGTTGTTTAATTAAATGTGATATTTCAAGTCTTTCTAGTGATAGTGGAGATTTACGGGTAGGTTTTCTACGTCTGATTCTACCTTGTAATACGTCGGCGTTTTCTTCTGTACCAAATGGGTCACGACCTAACGGATGCTTGTCTGTTCTATAATTACCTTGGTATCGTTTTGGACGGCCAACTGGGTTTTTTACAAACTCAGACAGTTTTTCTTCTGGTTCTGTATATTCACCCTCCAGTTCAGACTCTTCCTCGGGTTCCCCAAGTGAAGCCAATATTGCGTTTACATCATCTTGTGGTTCTTCTTGAGTTGGTTCTTCGGTTGACGGCTCTCCTTCCGCAGTCGGTTGTTCGGTCGGGGCCTGTTCTCCACCAGTTGGTTCTACTGGCATAGGTTGCGGCGGGGCTGGAGGTGCGGGTGGTTGTGATGCCATCATTTCTGCCGCAGTAATAGTTCCCATCTTACGAACATCTGTTTCAATCTTTTGTAATTCTTTTTGTGCTTCATCCTGCGAAACCTGAAGAATATTGTGGTAAATCCACTCACGAGAAAAGAACTTACTGGTAGCAATATTGTTTGCCAAGGCAATCTTTTCGGACCAAAGATTGAGCTTTTCTTGCTCATAGATAACAGATGGTGAAGTCATTTCTAATTCAAAATCTATTAAGTCTTCGTCCGTAAATCCTTGAACATACAAATGAATGATAGCAATCTTAGTGAGTTCCGACACTACGATACGTTGAATACGTTCAATAGTACGTGCAAACCGAACATCTTGTGCTGCCAAAGAAGCCTTTCCACTCGTATCTTGTTCGTATCCAAGAAATGACTTTGGTACCTTAAATGCCGCCATTAATTTATTACGAAGATACTCAATATCATCTATTGCATTAAAATTCAATCCTGGAAGATTCTGAATATCTGTACCCGACTCTCTACCTCTAACGGGGAGATAAAAATCTTCTGTGATGTTCATCATATTATACCGAAGATTGTAGTCACCAGTCTTTGGGTCAACTAAAGGTGTTTTTTTCATACGGTCTATAATACGTTGCATGTGCGCATCTATTTCATTTGTAGGAATATTACCTATGTCTACCAATACCTTCCGTTTATCCGGAGCACGCATGATACGATGAATTAACATTGCATCTTCCATCAATTGCAATTGCTTCCAAACACGACGGCCTCCTTCAACCATACTTTTACCATACGGTAAGAAGTTTGTATCTGCTAATAAACGAAAATGTGCAATTTCGTAGTTATCAAAATCTTTTTTACCAAGCGCTAAGAAATCGTTTTCAATCTTAAACTTAACTGAAAACGGATTACCAGGGTCTTGTCCTTCAATACGGATGGTTTCATATACGGAAAGTGGGATTACATTGACCACCCCGTATTTTTCGTCAATATCAAGGAACAAAAAGAAATCCCCATACTTACACATATTTCTGACCCACGGCCAGAGATTGAATTCAACATTCAATATATCATAGAATAAGTTATGGAGAATATCATGGATTTGTTCATTTTTTGAACGGATACTAAGTATTTGACCAAACTCGTCTTTTACTGTTGACTCGTCTGCATAAATGTCCATCACAGAGGAAATGATGGGGTCATTATCCATCATATCATAATCACGAAATAATTGCAAACGTGAACCTTGAAATGCTGCAGCTGCTTCATATCTTCCATGTGATGACCCATATCCACCTGTCATAGACGAATAGACACGATGATAACGGTCAATTCCTCTACGATTTACAAAGGATTGAATATTATCCGTGTCGGCAACTTTTAATTTTTTACCGCCTACATTTCGAACAACTGTATTCGTTGAAAACAGTTTTCGTAAACGTCCAAATACACTAGTATCTGCCATAACCCCTCACTTAAATGAGTATTGTTTCAATTGCCTTTGCCAACGGCCAATAATCAATATCCTTATTTTTTTCTGCGATGTCTTCTACAACTAATTGTAATTCTGCAACTTTACCCATCAATACAAGATTCAACAGTCTCCATTGGTCTTGATTGAAAATACTATACGGAGTTTTGTTCAATGATTCCACAAGAATTTCAAGTTGTGCATATGCGTCTGCTAACTTTTCTTGTTCTTTCTTTTCTAATTTTGGTGCAAATTCATTTAACAAAGAATTAACACGAACCAATGATATAGCACGTGTTCCTGTCCACATACTATTGGTAATATGTCCTTCGGTCAATATATCTTTTAGTCTTGATGACATTACTATTTCCTCAACGGTTACGTGTTAGTTTACTTACCTTCTGATTCCTTTTTTGCACGGCGTGCGGCGGCCGCAACTTCTTTTCTTTTTGCAGCTCGTAATGCCTTTTCGTGACCGATATTATCTTCAGTGTCTCTGGTATATGATGTACTTGTACTTTTTTCTACATTTTTCATAGTACGAGACTTAGGTTTTTCTGAATCGTCTTTCTTGACCGCACCCGCTAATCTCGTCATACCTCTCTTCTTTTCCCATGCTTCAAGTTCAGCTCTGGCACCAGGCAATACATTTTTTCTAAATTCTTTGTGTCTGGCTACTGCTGCCAAACGTGATTCTCTAGAAGCACTTTGCTTTTGTTTTCTACGTTCTATTTTTTGTTTTTTCAACCTTTTTTCCGCTTCAGACTCATGATGTCCGGTACCAGAGGCGGTAATATTCATTCCTTGTTTACCCTTTGGTACAATTACATCAACAGGTTCTACCTTACCAGATTCTCTACGACGACGGACACGTGCTATTTCTGGACCCGCGTCCTTTTCTTTTTTACCCGCTCTCTCTGCTGCGCCGGCAGGTGTTTCGTCTTTATCCGACGGTTTGACTTCTATAGACCGTTCACCACGAGCTTGTAATTCTGCTGCTCGTTTAGATTCTGCATCTTCTCTTGCCTTTTCTCTTTCTGCGGCAGACTTTGCTTGTTTAGCTAATGGTCCTTTAAATTGCCAATTAATTGGTTCTTTTTTACCAGGCGAACGTACTACATCTTCTGGTTCCCACTTTACACCTTTCTTACTACCTACTTGACGGGTACCTTCTGCACTCTTGGCTGCTTTTGCAGCTGCTTTTGCTGCTGCTTTACTTTGCTTTTTAGTAACAGCTTGTAAATTTTTTGCTTTTGCTTCTCCAAGTAGATTATCTGTGTGCTTGTGAACAATACGTTCCAATAATTCTATAAGTCTAATCATTTTTTAGTCTCCACGTACTTCTGTAATAATGTATAATAATTTGGTACTTCTGTCAAGTGCGCAGCTGCTATCATTGCTGTCAACTTTAAGTCACCTTTGGTTACATCTTTATGTTCCATTTCCACATTCATTCCTTTGTGGAACTCATTAAAATCAAACTTATAGTTCATCATTCTATAAATACGACGAGCTTCTGTTTCCGTTACTTTTTCTGGTCGTATACGTACAGTTTTTGCTTCATTTAAGAAAAAATCGGTATATTTCATATTACCACTTCCGACAACTCCAGTATCTTGCTTTCGTTCTTGGTCCAGGATTGGTATCGCAATGATGTCTTGCACGGAATGAACGACGGCGGGCTGGATTGGACTTCTTAATCTTCATCGTCTTGTCACCGAAATTGACCTTTTTAATATTTCCAGTTTGTGGGTCACGAACGAATACCTTAAACTTCTTTACGTCCCCTCGCATTGGTTTTCCAAGAGAAACAGTACGACCTTGGTACTGAGCTTCGCCAAGTTGTTCTGGATGTTGACCTGATAACACTTCAATTAAACAGCGTGGGCAATATTCATTAATTTCATCTTCTTGGACTCTTGGTTTTAATTGTCCTGCTAAAGTATTTAGTGCGGTGTCACGTACTCCAGTATATGCTCGGTTTGCGTCAGCGTCACGACTAATTCTTTCTCTATCAAGTTCAGCATTACCTGCGCCGGTTGCTGCTTGTTTTTGTTTTTGTAAATCTGCCATACGACTCATCATACTTGCATCAACAAATGCCGTAGAGTCTGCTGACCGACGACGAGCGTTTTCTGGTCCTTGATAATCAGGAATATTTTTTGCCTGTGTGGTGAATACTCTACCAGCTCTACCCTTTGCCGCTGTACCAAAACGGTTTAGTGCCGTAATCTCTGCATCTGATGTTGTCGGAGCATTCATATAATCTTTAGCATGCGTCATCATTGCTGCCGAATCTGCGCGTTGTGCATCGACTGGTCCTAACGCTGGGTGTCCTTGTGCTCCAGCCTTTCCTGCAGCTAAGGCTAATGCGGCTGCTCCCGCTAATTTACTTAATCTACCTTCATCGACTTCTTTGGTTGCGGTCGCTTTTTCTGCCTTAGTCGCTTGAAGTGCTTTTAGTTTACGAATAAGTTCTTGAGCTTCTCCAGGTTCTCTGAACATGGTATGACTTGTTACTTTTCCAACCTTTTTTAAATCTTGAACAATATTCTTTAATCCTTCATCTGTTGGTTCTGAACTCTCTGGTACAGGAACAAATGATGGTATTGTATCTTGATTTCTTAAATCTAGTCTATCTCTAGGTATAAATTTTTGTTTTTTACCAAAATATGCACCAAATGGTTGTATCCGCTCGCCGTTGCTACCAAGTATTGGAGGTTCACCAACAAGAATCCGTCTTGTCTGTGGTGCGTTCGGTGGTAGGCGTGATTGACCTAAATAAGCAGCAGAAGAATAATCTTTATCTAATTCACTTGGAGGTACTCCTCGTGCTATCATCTTATTTCTTGCTTCTTCTTCTGCATCATATCGGGTTGGACCTTCTCCACTTGCAACCGGGGTATGTCCCCACCGAGCTCCGCCTGTAATTTTATACGGATTTGTACCACGTTGGTTTCTAGGATTGTCTAACGGAGTATTAGTATTATCTGGATTTATTACATTAACCGTTTTTCCATCTGGACTTACTACCCGTCTTCCTGTATATGGAGAACGTCCTGTTATAGCAGCTCGGAGACGACCACTTATAGTTGGGTTATATGTTGTGTCTACTGGAACTAAAGGAATGTCGTCTCCGTATGACGAGAGTTTACGTGTGTCGTCTTTTTTCGGTTCAGAGTATGTTTTTACGTTTTTATACGGTTCTTCTAAATTTTGTACTCTTTTTGCCCCACCAAGTGTAGCTGCGGCCGCAAGTCCCAACCCAGCTAACGTTCGTGAAGTTTTTCCTTCTTCCATAGGAATACAATTTGGTACCATGCGTCCTTGTACTTTTTTCATACCAACTTGCTTATACCCGTCCCAACAGGCTTCATTTAAGTGTTCCATATCATTCTTCCTTTTTCTTAAATGTGGATACCATTGTTGGTTTTCCACCTGGATTTCCTGCTTTTCTTTTACGAACAACTGCTGACCGTTTTTCACTTTTAGTCATACGTGCTGCAGAGCGAGCTGGTCTGCACTTTGGATATTTTGCCGACCCACCTTTACGTTCCTTTTTACCAGCCGAAGCTCCACATGGTGGATGCTTGCCGGTCTTGGGGTCTTTTCTGGAGATATCTACCCATTTCTCCTTTAACCACTTTCCAAGTTCACCTTTGGGTTTATACTTCTCATCCAAGGCAACTTCTACAAGTAAATCAGTGAATCGTATCATACGGGTTTGGATTTGGTTTGACCACCACGCTTCCGTTTACGACGACCTGCACAGTGGGCTCGTTGACTAAAACCTTTTGGGTTACTGCAATTAATTGATTTCTTGTATTCCTTGGTCCATTCCTCCGGAATGAAATCTTTTAACCGTTTCACTTCTTTCCCTTCTTCCATCCACCACCCATACTCTTGTACTTCTTTGCTGCCCACAAGTTAGCGTATGCAGATGGGTAGACCTTGAACTTGGCACGTGCCGCTGCTTTGGCACGTGCCCATTTCTCTGGACTGGTGGGTGTATTGCTTTCAATAATATCACTGATACGTGCCGATATCATTCCCAAGTCATTTGGTTCTTGTTGGGGTACACTTCCCCCATTCGGTTGCGTTTCTGCATCCCGTTTGGTATAATCATACGTACCCCACGGATATCCTTCGTATAAATAATTGAAGAATCTTTTATACTGTGACATTATTCTGTTGGTTTAATTCCTGCAAGACTTTGTAAACGTGATACTGTGTTTTCGTTGATAGCCTCTGCCACAGCTCTACCTGGAAGTGGTGGTAATTTTGGCTTCTTAGATGGAAGTGGTGGAACTGGTGGCGGACCACTTCTTGTTGCCGGTGGTACTGGTGGCTTACTACCAGGAAGTGGTGGTCTAGCCGTACCTACCGATGTTTGAGGTGGTAATGGTGGACGATTTGTTGTTGGGTTTGTTGGTTGTGGCCGTGGTGCTGAGTTTGCTGCCTTTTGTTGTAACGCATATGTTTGGTCTATTCTATGACCCACGTCGGCCACGGCTTGTGACGTTTTTTCAGTACCAGGCATAGTTTGATATGCGGTAGACATACCCTTTAGTCTCTTAGCAATCTTTTCTTGATTTGGTCTATTCCAATTACGATTAACTTCTTTATCTACTTGGGTGTGTGCTGCGGCAGCATATCTAGCTTTTAATTCTGGACTTAATTCATCTAACTTCTTTTTTGGTTTGGTTGGTTCTGCTGGTGGTGTCTTTGGCTTCTTTGGGTCTTTCATAACACCAGTGGACTTTGCCCCACTTTCTTTTGGACGCCATAAGGAATATTCACTAATGTCATATCCTACTTCTTCCAACATCCCCATCCATTCTTCTAGGGTGTAGGATTCATTAGTTTTTGCTGCCTTTCTTGCAGCTTGTAATCTTTGAAGTGCAGTTTTAATATCGGCCATGCCCTTTCCTAAAGTTTTTTCACTACCTCTTGCTGATAGTGCGGCTTTTAATGCACTTGTTTCATCTTCTACACTACCTTCTTCTAAACTATACCCGGCTTCTTCCAACATACCGAGCCATTCTTCCAGTGAGTATTGTTCTTCCATCGTTGTATCTCCATCAGGATGTGTGGTTTGTTCTCGTTGTACTATCTGTATATCGTCCACCGGTGGGTACTGCTTGTCCATCTTAGTTGTCACCCACGGTTTCATTCATTCGTGCTTCTGCCATCATTTCCCACATCTTGGTGGAACGTTTCTTGACATATTCCATCAATGCAGTACGTTGACGAGGATTTAATCCTGCTAGTGTAGTGTTATGTTTTTCTAATTCTTCACGAATCATTTCCTTGACCAATGCTTTACGTAAATGACTACGACGTGCTCGGAGTTGTGCAAAGTCTTGTGAAGTTAATTTACCATATGGTGGGGCAACATCTAGTTTCTTTTGACCACCAACCAATCCTTCGGCAAGAGATAATTCGTGCAATTGACGTTCTATTTGTTGAAGTTCTTCCATCATTTGAAGGACTTCTGCAAATCTACTCTTCCAACTCATTGGTTCAGTTTCTACAGAAGTACCTGCTGGAGCCATAAATGCTCTTCCCGCACTTTTTACTCTGTCAGTAAAGCTACGTTTGTCAGGAACAAATCCCATCCGACGCATACTTTTTTCTTTTGCACGTGCCTTTTCTTCTGGCGACATATCTGCTAATTCTTTAGCTCTTGCTTCTCTTCCTTGCCGTGACCACGGCTGAACAGGCTTTTTTGGTTCTGGTGTAGAAGCAGGTGTTTCTGGTTTTGGTGGCTCTGCTGTGTCTGGTTGCGGACCGGACGACGGAGGCGGTGGCGGTGGAGGCGGTGGAGGCGGTGGTGGTGGAGGCGGTGGTGGTGGAGGTGGCGGCGGCGGGGGTGGTGGCGGTACAATACGCGAGTTTTTAGCTGAGTCTGGTTTATCGGTAGTTCCCGTAGTTGTGTCTTTTTCGGTACTCGGCGCTACTGGTAACCCAAGACGGTTCATCGTCTTGTCCATTGTTTGTTGTGCAACACTTGGCGGAGAAGGTGGTTCGGCTGTAGTACCTTGTGGCTCAGTTGAAGTACCTTGAGGAGCAGATGTATTATCTTCACCACCTTCTGTACCCGTATCAGATGTGGCTGGAGCACCAGGAGTATCCGATTGACCTGGTTTTTTATCAGTACCTCTAGGTTGTCTGCCGGTTATTTTTTTAGTACCACCACCTTTGGTACCTGTTTTTGCTACTGGAGGAGTTTCTTCTGGTGTATCTGGGGTTTTTACGGGGTCAGTTGTTGGTTCTTTTGATGTGTTACTTTCAGGTTCAGTTATTGGTTTTTTAGAATCCGGTTCTTCTGGTTTAATTCCAGCTAAAGCTTGCAATCTATCCTTGGTTTCAGGACTGACAGAATCTTTTGGTTCTTCTGCGGCTGGTTCTTCAGCTGGCGTATCAAAATCTAAATTTGTTTGGTCAGGGTCAGATAGTGCACTAGTTGGAGCTTCCGGTTCAGTAGTATCTTTTTTTGTTGGTTCTGGGGTTGATGTGCCACCAAATAAATCAGCTTCTCCTTCTGGGCTTGCGGATACTTGTGCCGGCGTAGCGTCTACTTTTGAAGCTACGTCTTTTGATATTCCAGGTATATCCGATACAGGTGTATCTGGCTTTTTTCCTCTAACTTTATTAATTGCCGCTTTAATCCTCGAAACAAGTTGAGTTTTACCACTTTTTACAGCAGACCCCAACATTTTAGCAAGTTGTCCAATTTTAACTCCAAATGTTGATTTGCTAGTAACAGGTTGTTCCGGTTCTGTTTGTGTTTGCTGCCTACGTTCAATATCTGCTGCACTTTTAGCTAATCTAGAATCTATTGTACGTTCGGCGTTCCATGATTTTTCTAAGTTTTTCCGCTCCTTCTCAATCATACTGTCGGGTAGTCCTGCAGCACGTAATTTTTGTAATTCTCTATTTACAAACATATTTCGTTTTCTGGATTCTTTGCGTTCACGAGGAACTACTTCTAAAATATCATCAAACACGCCAAGTTCATCCAAACGAACTACAATTTGGACATCTCTATCATATGATTTATTTTCAATAAGTATAGAATCTAATGAATCATACTCTTTAATTAGTTGATTGATTTCGTTTAATCTTTTACGTTCTATTTGCTCATCAACTATTGATTCTAACAAATTTCTATTTTTCATATCAACTCTCATTGTAAGAACTTCAGTTTATAAATCGTACTAGAAATCAATCCTGCAATTTCATCTACCGTATTATTGAGTTCACCGTCTTGTGGAAGTTCTTGACGAATCTTGTCCACAAACATCAACAATCCTTCAAAATACTTGACTACAGAATCATCTTCAAAAAACTTAGATGCAGGTTGGTATCCTTCCAGAATACCGTATCTGCCTTGGTATGATTCAACATATGAATCCACTAAATCTACGATATCTTCATAATAACTGTTCAGTGCCTTATGTGCGGCATATGATTGTGTTTGTAAATGAAAGATATGTGCTTGCTCTCTACTGGAGAATAATATTGAGACGAACTTTGCGACAGTTTCCATAAATTACTTCTTTCCTTTCTTCTTAGGTTTTTTATCAGTGTGTGGATGGTATCCCTTACTCTTCATCCAGTGTGCTAACGCCCATGGATTATCAATTTCATGATGTTTCTTCATTTTTTTGACTGTTGCTTCCCATCCGACTGGTGCCTTTTCTTCTAGTTGTTCACTTTCATTAATAGGTGCTTCGCCATCAGCAGGAGTACCCATCCCGTTACCAACCGACTTTGGCTTATTCTTCTCGTATTGCATATTATTGTATACGGAATTAATGTAGTCTGCCGCTTTAGTGATTTTTGATTGAACCCATCCTTCTAATTCTTCGTTTTCACCAAGCATATTATATAATTCACCGGCTTGCTTGTGAATAGCAAGAAGGTCTGCTTTTGCCATACTACCTTCGTGGTCATCAAGTTGTTTGTCTTGTTCCATACCATCCATTGCGCCAGTAACATCTTCTTGTACTGTTGTTACTTGTTCACTGCGAACTTCACCTTTTTTTTCGGTTATTGCTGGAATATTAACTAATCCTGTCAAACGTATCATATACTATCTCCGAACGATTTTATTGTTGTTCTGGTGTTGGTGGAGTCTGGGGTGGTGTTGGTTTACCGCTAATTTTCTTTTTTGCTTTTACTGCTTTTTTCTTTGCCTTCTTTTTTCCAGCAGTTTTATTATTGTCTAGGCTCCAATCAGCGGACGTACTACCGTTCGCCGCCATACCACTTGCCCATGCCCAAATTTGTGAGTATTGGTGCATTAAATCCGTAGGTTTACCTTTACGTTTTAAATTATCCTTAATTCTTTGTCTGAACTTTGCTGCAGATGGTGATTTTCGTGCGTGTGCATTTAACATCTTATCACCGATTTCTTTTCTATTATTTACTTTTGTTTGGTCTAAACCTCTTGGTGGATTATATTCTTTTGGAATAGTACCTGCAGAAACATAACGTGCTCCCCTTCCTTTTGCAACACGTTGTCCTTTACGAACGCGTGGTTTTTCTCCTGTATTTCCTTGTTCGTGAACTTCGCTGGGTTTCAAATGAGCGTCTTCCTCGGCTGTACTAGGAGCATGCCACCAATTCTTAGACTGCTCTTGTAGAACTGATTGTAATTCTTCCCGTATAAGTTGACGTATCATATCTTTTGCCTTCATAATAATCCCCAAAATAATATATAATGACACTACTATATAAGTATTACGTATTTATAATAACCATCGTAAATTTTCTTTTTGACCGTTAATTTCCATTTCAAGTTGATTTGGTTTTGGCTGATTACCAAAATACACGCCAGCCCCAGTTTGACTGTATGTTGCTTTATCTAACGTCAATTTGGTCAATTCTATACCTTCTTGACGTAATCTAAGTGCGGTGTCCCGTACCCACAGTCCGATACACAATGCTAACACTAAGTCGTCATTATATCCAGATAATGCTTCTGGTCTACCGTTTTTCCAAATAAACGTTTCTAGTTCGGCAACCATACGAGTGGACCGGATAGTAAACGAATTATCTAACATATATTCTTTTAGTCTAGCAATAATAAGAGGACGGGTACGTTGAGATATCATAAAGCCAGGTACCATTCCTCGTTCTTCTTTTAAATACTTTCTATTTAACTGATGTTCTACATCCACGTATTGTAAATCTCTGGACATATAGAACAGATTTCTGTATCCACGGTCAATAATTTGTTGGATTGCGTTCCACCCAATACTACTATTGTCTGGAATCAATAATGCATCATTATACTCCGTAGCAATTGATACCAACATATTTCCAAATTGTTTAGTTTCCACCTTTCCTTTATATTCTGCTACTTGAATTGACCGTTCTACATCAATTACATGAAATGTGGAATAGTCCTCACCATCCCCTCGTGCAACGTCAGCACACACAATGTACGACTTTCCGGCCTGTGGGTATTCCCAAATCCACACATTTCCATCAAATCCTTGTTTTGATATGGGTTCTTGTACAAATGACGTTTTGTAAAATTCTATAATTTCTGGTGGTATGACAGTGTTACCCGAAAATATAAATGATGCATCATGTTCTTGAATTGCCTGCATTTCACCCATCAATTCCGTTTGACGGTCACGCCATGCTTGGTCACGTTCTGGGTGAACTCTCCAGTCCAATAATATAGGATTAAAATTATTTGCTTTTGTTTCTGCTTGTTGCCACATTTTATGGAAGAAATTACCGACACCGTTTGGAGTAGAAAGTAATATTGCTTTTCCACCCGTTGATAGTGTGGATGATGCTGCCGTCCAGATAATATCGGCCGCATCAATAAACGCCGCTTCGTCCAAAATCAATAAAGACAATGCTTCAGAACGACCTGCATCCGGTGATGACGCAACTGCTTTAATTTGTGACCCATTTGCAAACTGTAAAGATAGTTTGTTGTTTGTTATAATAGAACCCCGTAACCATACAGGAAGGTTATCATGCATGAACTTCACTTTAGTCACCAAGTTCTTTGCAGTTTCTTGTTTAGTTGCGATAACTAGAATATTTTTGTCTTTGTGAAACAACATCAACCACAAAGCATATCCTGCAACCAATGTAGAAATACCAATCTGACGACCTTTAAGAACAATATTATAATTGTGATTTTCAAAGTCTTTTAGAGCATCTTTCTGATAGTGATATAAATCAAACAACACCCGACCACGAATCGGGTGTTGGATGTATGAGTATCGTGATAAGAAGTAATCTGGGTTTAATGCACACTTCTTAAATTCTTCTTTAATTTTGTCACGTAACTGTTGCGCCGTAGCGTTCATAAAAACCTCTTAGAATACGAATACTTTCAATAGTATTCCACCAATCACACCACCGACAAATACTTGTTTCCGAGTAATCATTGGAAACAATGGTGGTTTTGGTGGAGTTGGTATGTTTTTGACTACTCGTTGGAGACTATCACGGGAAAGTGTTAAAAGTGTGATAGTTGAGTCTTTGTTGACGATTGCATTGTTTAAATTTTCAATTGCTGTTACTTGACTACTGATTGTTACGGTTTGTTGACTGATAATAGAATCTTGTTTAGGTATAATTAAACGTGCCATTTCAGTTGAGTCCG